GAGGTAGGAGCCTCTGTATCCAGCTTAGCTGCAACACCATCTGCACTGACAGTTTCATCCACCGCCTTCAATGGGTCTTCAGAGTTCAGGATTTTAGTAGCATCCTTCTCTGCTTCACCAGCCTTACCAAACCGACCGAACAGCTTACCAAGTCCATAACCAAGACCAGCACCTAAGCCAGCCCCTGCTAGGATGTTCATAACCTTACTGTCACCAAACTCTGAATAGGTAGGGTCTAGAGCACCACCAGTAGCGCCACCTAGCGCCCCCTTCAGTGTCCAACTTAAAGGCTTTAACACAGCAGCAGGAAGCGTTACAGGGTCAAGGATAGAGCCAGAGATAAGACCAGCCCACCCTGCGATGGGGTTAGTCTCTAGCATCATACGTGCTCGACGCTCATTCTCCAAATCAGCTTCTTTGTCAATGGTTATAAAATCATTCTCAGGCAGCATACCAGCAAGCCCCCTGAGAGATGAAGTGATACCTTGAGACATATTAGATAACAAGGCTTCTCCAGTACCCCAACCCTCTCCTGTCACGTACCGTAAAGCGTCCTCACTCATGTCATCATAACGACCTTCCGTGTCAGCCTTCAGGTCTTCGTATGAGAGTAAGTCCCAATTTACTTTAGCCATGTTCTAATCCTTTTATTTTACGAGTCCTAAGTCCTTCAACCGTTTGTACCGAAGACCTAATTCTCTCTCAATTGCAGTTGTATCAACCCCTGCTTGTTGCATCCTTTTAACCGTATCCACTAGTGTCTGATAGTCTACCACTTGTTTAATCATAGCGGCTGGTACACCTGCCTGTTGCATTTGCTGAGGTGACATCTGAGCTGGACTAGCTGGTTGTTGGGCAGTAGAGGGGAATGTCATTGGCTTCTCATTCGGTGAAGGAATAGCCTCTGGCTCTGCTCCTTGAATACCACTACCAGAGAAGGGTGCTTCAGGCACTCGCGGGGCTGGTGGCTTTTTACCAAGCAGTCGCTCTGACTCAGCTTGGCTTTGGTTAGGACCTTCGCCTACCTGCTCAGCTCGTTTCTTAGCTAATGCTGCCAGTTTCGCTTCTCTCTCTTTATTGCCATCTCCACCACCAGTAGCTCCACCAGTTTCACCAGCAGAGGGAGTAGCCATAGAACCCATAGTAACCCACTTACCGTCTTTCCACTCTTGTGTAACCCTATCTGTTGACTGGTATGCTTGACCATTGGAGTCATACTTAGTGACAGGAACATAGATGTCACGGGTACGGTTCTTACTCTTAAACTCAGCCTCTGCCATAGTCATGTCTTCAGCTTTCAGCTTACGAGCCTCATTCAAAGCCATCAGATACTGTTTACCCATACCCGGCTTGTCAGCTAAAGAATCAGCCACTGCTTGCATCTTTTCCGCTGGTGTGCCTTTAACAGCATTACCAGACTTAATAGCCTCATCTAGGTATGCAGCCTCAACCTCACCAGCAACCTTACCACCAAGCAGCCTACCAGCACCCATGCCAATCATAGTACCAGCATTCTGACCCATAGAGATAACTTGCTGTAATAACCCCTGACTACCCATCTGAGTAGGGGAAATCATCATGGAGTCTAACGCTGCATTGCGTAGTTGTTGTGGGCTTTGAGTACCAAATAACCCTAAAATTTCACTAGCCATGTTAGCTCCTTAATAAGTCCACATACCACTACCAATAGGGTCTACAGATGTTGCTGCTGGAGTCCCAAAACGTTGTCTCATCAAAGATGTGCCAAGGTTACCGAACATACCAGCGCCAGCCAAGCCACCAGCAAGGTTAGCTTGAGCCGCAGCCTGACCACCAGCCAACAGAGCTTGTGCTTGGTTAGCTCCAGCGGTAGCGGCACGGTTACCAATGTCAGCACCAATCTGCAAGGGCTTCAAACCATACTCTTCGATACCCAAGCCAGTCTGTAACAAGCCAGTGCCACGAGCAATGGCGCGGTCAATGTCTGCTTGAGCCATCTGTGTTGATGATGCAGCAAGCTGTTGATCTAGTTGTGCCCTAGCTAAATCACGCTGATACTGTTCTGGGTTAACATACCCTGTACCAGCCCCTGCACCCATTGCAGCACCTGACAGCCCTAAACCGATACGACCACTCTGCAACTGCTGCTGACGTAGGGCCATGTCTTCTGCACCTCGACCGCCTTGTTGTAGAGCCATCTGTTGGTTATAATAGTTTTGAGCTGCTTTGGTAGGGTCAGACTCAATCTGTCCCATAAACTCGCCAGCCCCACCGTACATAGCATCACGAAAAGCTTGTAGTGTTGGGTCAAGAGTATAACCAGCCTCTTGCTTATTCTCATCAAAGTAGCTAGTACCAAAGCCAGTCGAGATCGAGTAAGGCTTAAACTTAGCCGCCTCAGCTGCAATTCTAGATGCCTCAATGTTAGCCTGTGCCGAATCTCGTGCGGCTGATCTGGCTTGACTAGCGCCAAATAAACTCAAACCAATTGGAAGAAGTGTTTCCCACATATATAATCCTTAATAAGTTCCACCGTCAACAGTAGCACCATTGAGTGTCACCATTGTTACTGTACCTGTAAACGTAGGGCTTTGGATGTTAGCTTTACTGTTAACGGCTGTTTGAATAGCATCAAACTCATCGTTAATCTCAGTACCTTTTACAATTTTATTAGGGTCACCTGAGAGTAGAGCATCCTTAGCTGCGAAATCCGTAGCCTTTAAATAATTAGCCATTAACTCATCCTTCCTGTTTTAACAAACATATCAATCTTCTGGACTGACAACTCATTACCGTTTACATCAGCCTCAAAGCCGATTTGAATTGTATTACCACTACCGCCTACGCTACTCTTAATTGAGTCTAAAATAATACCAAAAGAAAACTCAGCTATGTTATACTCATCTACTCCATACTCAGCTACATCCCCTGTTATAATGGTAAAAGGATATGATCGTGGAGCTTCTTGATAATCAAAGTTAGTCTTAATAACAAATGATTGGTTACTACCCCCAATAACTGTTGCACTAATTTGCTTCAGTATTTTATTAGTAGTAGACGCCCCCATGTCTAAATAATGAGAGAAGTAACGTAAACGGTAAGCAATCCCATTATCAGAATAGCCAAAATACCGACCAATCCCGTTAGGCTTACCAAGCATCAATTCTCTATCACGCCGACGAAGAAAAGCAGTGACTGGGTAAGAGTACCAAACAGTAGTACGGGCAGAGCCATCTTCCAATGCTTGTCGCATATCTAAACAATAGACAGTTTCAGTAGAAGGAAACGACAAGAGGTAGAATGAGTTTAACTCAGAATAGATAGCTCTAACACAATCTAAATTACCTATGTTCGCTCTTTCTTTTTGGACATCCTTAATTAAATCATCCCGTACATTCTTGCTTAAATCCCGCATAGGCAAGGACTTTTCCTGAATCAAACGACCTAAACTACGTACACCTGTATCTGATAGGAAAATTAGATCGTTACCAGTATTTTGTACAGAATCACGAGCTACACAACCAACACCAGAAATAATATCAGACAAGGCAAAATTACCTAATGGGTTCTCAGCACCTTGATATATAACAATGTTTCGTTCACAGAAAATGATTAAAAAACCATTGTGAACAGCCAGAGCTACAATTGTATCTACGTTGTTAGGTAAGACGGCAGAAATATTTAATGTTCCACTTGTTCCTCCGAAGAAGGCGGGGAAATTAGCATCTGCAATGTCTGTTGTCCAGTAAACAACTTCGCCATCATGTGCCCAGAAACGACCATAAGCAGCTATAACATCTCTAGGGTAGCTTACCCCAAAAGAAAAAACAGGTGAAATATCTGTCCAAGTTACACCCCTTAACTCGTAAACTTTGTTCTCATCTTGTACTAGATAAGTTGATGTTGGTAAGAGTGGGAGATTAGTAGGACTAGAAATTTCTCTAGGTGTGACATCCTCCCAAATTTCATCTACAGGATTCCATTCAAATAATTTGTGAGCGTCATTAGTTAAAAAAGCAAAAGGTGAAATTGGAAAGTCAGCTTGCTGCGTTACAGATTCAAAAGGCTCAAGAACCCAAGCTGAGGTAGCTCCATCCCAACGATAAACCTCATCTGTAGATGTAACAATGTACAGAGCACCATCGGTAGCGGAGGCGGGTAGATCAGCTACAAGCGTAACACTAGGTAAAGAACTATCTACCCAAGCAGAACCATTCCAGCCAAAAACTAAATCATCTTCTGTGACGTAGTAGTCAACAGCGGGAGGTGTAATCAAATCAGCTTGAGTCGGAATTACTGTTGGAGTTATATTAACCCAAACAGAACCATCCCACTCCCAAACTTGATAACTATCAATAGTCAAGTATCTATCGTTAGTAAGTGGTACTTCAGGTAAATCATCAAATGTAGCTACTGAATCGTCTACCTGAAGTTTCTCAATAAAGTGTTCATAAATATTATTAAAATTTGTTGTAGCGCCCTCAGAGTAAACCAGAGGTATATGGTTTTTCTGCACAACCAAAGAATAATCGTATAAAGAAGCACCTTTCCAATTATTATCAGTAATTGTAGTTAAAGTAGGTGTTATATTAACTAAAGAATCCCCATCAACACCTTGTTTAAATAACTTATTATTACCAGCAGATAAAACAACAGAAGTATTATCGGCGTTGATATGCTCTAATAAGAAGCTAATAGAAGCCCCTGCGAGTTCGGTAATCCCTGAATCAGTACGCATCTGCCAGCCCTTACGTGAGCCTAGACGACCATACTTATCAATAACAACGTTGTCAGTAAGTTGAGCAAAGTTGGGTGATAGGGTAACACCACTCTCTTGGGTGTTAAGCCCGTAGAATCCGGGAGAGACTACCGAAAGTGTTTCAAGTTGTTTCATACGCTATACCAAATAGTGTCCTCTGGGTGACGAGCCGCATCCAGAGCAATCTCATCTGCCAATGCCGACTGAGCAGCAACATAGGCGTTCATACTTTGTTGACCACCATCTTCACCACGTTCCTCAATTGCCATTGCTGTGGCTAACAGGATAATGGGACGGGTAGGTAGAACAATGGTATCAGAATCATTCTCTAACGGAACATTGCGCTGAGATACGTTAAACCGCAAAGCATAAACAGCATTAGGGACAGGGTAAATATCAACCTGAGTATCACCATCAGCACTGACACCGTTGAAGTTGTAGTAGAGTGGAGTACCACTTTGAGGGCTAGCTGTTAAAAACTCCCTGTTAAACCAGTAAGCATCCTTATACTGCATCTCAATGTTATCGGAATCATTCCAGACATCTAACACCTTGAAGTTATTTCGAGAGCCATTCAGCTCATAGTTAAATGTTCCGGGTGTAGTAGTTAGCGTAAGGGTAGTTCGTAAAGCACTCCAGTCCCAAGCCACTTCAACCTGACTCTTGGATTCATTAACAAAATCTCCAATCAGACGAGCATAGCTGTTAGAGTTACCAACACCTTGCACTGTAGATGCTTCACTTTCCCGCAGTCGCCGTAGCACCGCATTGACAAGTTCTAAATATGTCATTTGTTTCTTCCTTTGTTGCTATTATACCACAGATTTCAATTTTTGTCAAGCTTATTCGCCTTCAAAAGCGTAAAGAGGCAAAGATTTTATTAAGTCGAATGTGGCGATAACGTCCATAGCACCTGTGTTTGTAATTGTTAAGGCGTCACCCTGTTTCATAATTAGCTCACCATTGGTAAACTGATCTGAAGTCCCACTGCCTAATGACTTACCGTATGCAAATCTAATGTTGTGGCTTTCTATAGCGTGTAACCAAGCTAAATCGTATGAGCTAGTGCTGCCAGAAGTGTTAGTAACAAATACCATGGAGACAATTGCAATGAAGCCATTGGGGACAGTAAAGATGTTCTGTGCTGTACCTGTAGCGAATGATTTACCTACTGAGTGTTTCATTACCAGCCACCATAATTAAAACCAGCAGCAGCGTTACCACCACCAGCACCAACACTACCCGATCCACCAAAAGCACCAATACCAATCCCTTGTGCTTCTAAAGCTTGGGCTGCTTGCGAGTTTGCAATGGCGTCTGCAATTGCTGCGTCTGAGACCATACTGTCAGTTACAGGTGCTTGGTTGTTCACATGATACGCTTTCTCTTGAGGAGTCATTTGATCCCAAGGTGTTGCATAGCTTTGTACAGGTGGGCTAAAAAGACTTTGTATTCCTTTTATAGCAGTAAGACCCGGTGTAAGCAGTTCTAAAAGTTGCATTGGTACTTGTTGACGTGCGTGTACTTGTTCTGCTAGAATTTGGGCTTGAACAGCTTCTTTAGACATTGTTTTACCCAGTTCTGCTTCTCTTTCTCCCCAATAGTTTTGACCAGTATCTTCACTACCGCCAACACCTCCACTCATCATACCCGATTTAAACTGGTCAGCTTCACGGCGCTTACGCTCTTCCTCATCTAACACCAGTTGATCACGAGCTTGAATATCCCTAGACTTGTAGAGGGGGTTCTCACGGTAACGAGCGTTATCATCTGTCATAGAGGTAACAGAGAGCATAGGGTTACCATTCACTTTAGGTAACACACTCATTACGTCTTTAACATAGTCGGCAAATGAAGCCATTATCTCTTCCCCTTGTTAACTTTAGCACGTTGGTTACGTTCAGGCAACTTACGCTTTTTAGGTTTTTCTTTTTTCATTAACATATTAACCACCCTTCATATCAATTATTAGTACGATAACCCACCAGATAAACCCGATACCAGTCGATACAATGGTTAAGGCTAACCCATTCCACAAGAGGTTCTTACGCCTCTGCTGTTGCTTGTAAACTGTTCGCTCACGTTCCTCTTTAATGGTACGGCGCATCTGGATCATCTCCCGATACACCTCCACCCCATAGCGATAGGTGATAAGCTCTCGTAACTCATTCTCCATCTGCTGCACCTTCTGCCTATGGACGACAGCCTGAAAAGCCTCTTCCTCCACAGAACCTCCGCTGAGCAGCTTACGAAACAGAGGTGGGTTCTTCGCCTCTTCCTCTGCCTTGTTGATGTCGCTAACACCCTGAAAAAACTTCCCGAAGTAGCCAACGCAATCTTCAATCTCTCGACCAGCCTCGACAGCCTTCTTAATCATGTTGAAGGCTCCAGTGGCTAACGCGAAGGCACTTACGGGGTCAATCATTTTCTATACTCCGAAATCATAAATGAGAAAGCTGTAACAACACCAGCAATCCAGAGGAGTGGTTTAGCCGCCCTAGCCAACCACTCTAACACGGTGAATGCGCCTTGAGCGGCAGAGAAGGCTTTAATAACCTGCTCTGTCTCATTGTTCAGCTTATCCACCTTACTCTCGACTGCCACAAGTCTGTCATAGATTTCCTTGTGGGTGACTTCTTCCATTTATCACTCCGGTTTTGTGGGGAACGTGCAGTTGGTTAATACATGACGTTTCTCATCCTCATTCCACATAAAAGAAGGATTGGGGTATGTTGTCGTAATGTCCAATAAGGCTTGACGATATGTAGCCCATGCGTCTTGTTGTTCAGTCGTCAAGTCATTCCAGCGCAATGGGTTTGACACGATTGGGTCTACTTCGGTTGCCAAGCGGTTATTACGTTCAGCGCGTACCACGTTTAGAGCCTCTTCGCCTGTAATATTGGCAGGTGGCGTATAGGGGGCTACTGCGCCAAACTCACCAGCAACACAACGTTCAAAGATTTCATGTGTATGCGGGTAGTCACCAGAAGCGATAGCAGAAAATGGGACAAACTCTTCAATTAAGTCATCAAAGTCAACTTCGCACTCAATAATTGTTTGCTCAAAATTAGACCACTTGGGATTTTTAACTTCTTTATATTTCATTTCTTATCCCTTAACTAACACGAACAAATAAATATGGTGCAGACACATTGTTTTGAGACGTTGGATCAGTGCTTGATCTAGCAGAACTCATTATTCGCCATGTCCCCGAATACCCTGCTGATGCGACATTTGGTGCGACTAAAAAAGAAAATGGATCACGCCGCCCACTTCCTCCAACATTTAGCAAACTGGAACCACTAACAGTACCGCCCGGATTGCGTTGACTGTTAGAACTAAAATAATCGTACAGACTAGTTGAACCGCCAACAAAATAAGAACCAATGTTATTAGTTCCTGTATTTGTAATAGCACCAGTCTGGCCGTTTAGACTACCAACACCGCCAGCAGGTAATGCGCCCCAAGTACGATCTCCAAACAAAATAGTGCTACCGTTTGCCGTACCAGTGCCCAGAGCAGTCGTTGGAATTGAATCCGTTGTCGTACCTGTTACATTAGTTGCATTAGTTGCGTCAGTTGCATTAGTTGCGTTAATTGCATTAGTCGGTGTAATTTCTACAATACTACCGCCGCTGTCTTTTGTGTACAGTTTTTTATCTGTAACGTTGACAGCTAATTCGCCTTGGGTTAAGTCACCAGAAACAGGGATAGCTTCTGCTAAACTACTGTTTTTGGTTATTATTGTGTTAGCCATTAGTAAATTCCTTTATCAATTATTTCTTTGTGAGTTACTTCTTCCATATAGCACCTTATGGCTTAACAGCCCATTCAACAGACCAAGGAAAACCTTCTTGTAAACTGATGTCACGTAACGCTTGTCGATAAGTAGCCCACGCTTCTTTATCAACAGGAGCATCAGAAACTTGCGTCCAATCGGTTTCGGTTAACAACCTATCTCTGTAACTACGCACATTAGCAGCAGCTACATCTTCTGGTAATTCTATCGAAACCCAAACTTGAGTCCACACCCCATCAACTTGCTGTATAGATTTTGACTGCCTATGAGTCTTACTATCTATAGTTGGTGCGGGTGTCTCTACAATTTTGAACACATTGAACTCAGATAACAGATCAGCCGTTGGCGCTGCTGGAAATGATGTGTCAGGGTTTTCCACATGTAAAGCCCCCATTGAGTATGGGAACTTAGTCACAACGTTATTTATAATTTTTGCGTACATATTATTCCTTATACAAAGTCGTAAGACCAGATAGCATCTGTTGAACTCCCAACAATATACATCTTTAGCCCATCAGGTTTAAAGAATAACGCGCCAGGGGTTCCTTCTTGTGCTGCAACAGAAAAGTTTTGTGAATAAACTGCGGTGCTTACGTCCCATGCAGTTGATAGATTATACTCATTGACATCATCGCCTAGAGACCCAATAACATACATCTTTAGCCCATCAGGTTTAAAAAAGACTCCAAGTGCAGTTCCTTCTTGTGCTGCAACAGAAAAGTTCTGAGAATAACTAGCAGTGCTTACGTCCCATGCTGTTGATAAATCATATTCATTGACATTGTCGCCACTAAATCCAATAACATACATCTTCAGCCCATCAGGTTTAAAGAAGACTCCATTTGGGAATGTTTCTTCTGCTGCAACAGAAAAGTTCTGAGAATAACTAGCGGTACTTACATCCCATGCAGTTGATAAATTGTACTCATTAACATTATCGCTTGTACTCCCGATAACATACATCTTCAGCCCATCAGGTTTAAAGAATAAATCGGTAGGGTTTGCTTCTTGTGTTCCAATATAAAAGTTCTGAGAATAACTAGCAGTGCTTACGTCCCATGCAGTTGATAAATCATATTCATTGACATCATCGCCTATAGTCCCAATAACATACATCTTCAGCCCATCAGGTTTAAAGAATAACCCGGTAGGGTTTGCGTCTTGTGTTCCAATATAAAAGTATTCTGTTGTAGGGTATGTAAAGCTAGCGGTACTTATATCCCATGCTGTTGATAAATCATATGGAAAAACAGTATTACGACCAGACCCAATAACATACATCTTTAGCCCATCAGGTTTAAAGAAGACCCCACTTGGGCTAGTTTCTTGTCCTGCAACAGAAAAGTTCTGAGAATAACTAGCAGTGCTTATATCCCATGCAGTTGATAGATTATACTCATTGACATCATCGCCTGAATTCCCAATAACATACATCTTTAGCCCATCAGGTTTAAAGAAGACATCTTGTGGGGTTATTTCTTGTCCTGCAACAGAAAAGTTCTGAGAATAACTAGCAGTGCTTATATCCCATGCAGTTGATAGATTATACTCATTGACA